GTAGTTTTTGTCAGTATTAGCTACAAGTAAATCTTGAAACTCTTTTTGAGTCATTTTTTTTACTTGTTCTTTTGTTTTAGTTAGTGTTCTCATTTTTTCCTCCGTTTTTGTTATCTAGAATGTACTTTATCTGTGCTGGTAGTCAATACTTTTTATTAATAATTATTAACAATTATTACTATAATATTAGGTCAAAATGGGTTATTTTAAGACAAAAAAGGTACAAAATAAGAACATTTTGAGAACACATAAAAAACACAAAAAAACCAAATTAGAAAACCTTTCAAGGTTGGTGGGAAGCTGTAAATATTGCAGTAAGGATGTTCACTCTGATGACTCCTTTGTTGCTTTAGTAAAAACTATAGAGCCAGCTACTTATAATTATGCACACTATCAATGTATGAAAGATGATGACAAAAGGAACAATCGCTAGTTGTTTGCAAAATCAACATGTATGATGTAGAAATTCGGTAGATGTTCGGTGTAACACTTTTTAATAAGTTTTAATAATGATTGATAAAGACATATCAGAATCTAATAAGCATTATGAGTACTATCTTGTGTATCAAAATATGGGTTATAAACGAACCCTCAAAAAAGTTGCAGAAGAAGTCCAGGTAACAACAAGAGAAATAGAAAAGCTATCATCAAAGTATGGTTGGGTATCAAGAGTAGATAAGTTTGATAAACAACAAGCACAAATTAGATACAATGCTATGAAAGCTGAAATGGAAGAAATGGGTAAAAGACAAGGAAGCCATGCCTTACAAATGACATATTCTCTAATAACTCCTGCACAAGAATTATTAAAAAGACTTAAAGAGAAAAAAGAGTTAGACTTCAAGAAACTATCAGATGTAGAATTAGTAGCAATAGTTTCTAAGATAGCACACCCATTTAAACTATTAACTGATGTAGAAAGGATAGCAAAAGGTTCAATAACAAAAGAAAATATTGACCAAACTGCAAATGTAGAAGATGAGTTTATCAAACGAATCGGACAAGACCAAGAATCAGCAGAACTTGCAACTAGATTATTATCAAAAATTAAAGATAGCAACTAGTCAACCAGCAGGTTTTTCTATGATTTCAAGCAACTTCACTTGGAAGTTTCCGAAACATTTACAATATCTAAATACAAAACTTTTACAGGTTGCTAGTGGTAAAATAAAAAGATTGATGATTAACATGCCACCACAACATGGTAAATCAGAGTTTACATCAAAGTATTTTCCTGCCTGGTATCTTGCAACACATCCACAAAATAAATTAATTTTAGCTAGTTATGAAACATCTTTTGCAGTATCATGGGGCAGAAAGGCGAAAGACGTATTTGACGAATGCGTGGGTAAATATTATGGAATAAAAAGAAATCCATTCATAAATGTACAGGGTAACTGGGAAACTGAACAAGGTGGTTCTATGTATTGTGTTGGTGTCGGTGGTGGTATTACAGGTAGAGGTGCTAATATTTTTATAATAGATGACCCAGTTAAAAACAATGAACAAGCCATGTCACAAGTATATCGTGACAAAACATTGGATTGGTTTCAATCTGTAGCTACAACTAGATTAGCTCCTGAATCTTCAATTATTATTATTATGACCAGGTGGCACGTAGATGATCTTGTTGGTCGTTTACTAAAACAAGCAGAAATAGATGGTGATAAATGGGAAGTAGTAAATCTTCCTGCAATTGCAGAACCCAATGATCCATTAGGCAGACAAGTAGGTGAAGCATTATGGGAAGAAAGATATTCTAAAAAAATATTAGAGGAAAGAAAACGTGCAGTAGGTGACTTTTGGTGGTCAGCTATGTATCAACAGAAGCCATTTATAAAAGGTGGTAAAGTATTCAAAGACCCTGCTTTTTATGACAAATTGCCTGAAGGTGGTCGTATAGTAATAGCTGTAGATTTTGCTTATTCTACTAAAACTTATTCTGATTATTCTGTTGCTGGTGTAGGTAAATTATATGATGGAAAAATATATCTTATGGATTTTTGGAGGGGTCAAGTAGAAGCTACACATTTTGCAAGTATTATAAAACAATATCAAGAAACATATCAATCACCTATTTATGCTTATATTGGTGGAACAGAGAAAGGTATAGTTGATTTTATGAAAAAAGAACATAACTTGAATATAATATCAAGACCTGCTAGAAACGATAAGTTTGTTAGAGCGCAACCAGTAGCATCTGCGTGGAATGATAATAGAATATTACTCCCTAAGGATAAAGCATGGGTAAACATACTATTACAGGAGATTATGAGTTTTACTGGTGTTTCTGATTTACATGATGACCAAGTTGATGTATTATCTACAATTTATGATTGTTTACAAACATCTAAAAAACCACTTTGGAGAGTAAGTTAATGGCAACAATATTAGACAATATTAGAAATATTTTTAAGACAACAGATAAGATTCAGAAAGATAAAAAAGAAGCTCCAGTAGTTTATTATAATAGTTTAGGTACAGATGTTACTTATAAAATTCGTTATGATCAATTAGCAGAAGAGGGTTATCAAGAAAATGCAATAGTATATAGATGTGTAAATGAAATTGCAAATAGTGCATCTAGAGTAGAAATAAATTTATTTAGAGGTGATCAAGAATTAGATGAACACCCATTACTAGATTTACTTTACAATCCTAGTCCAATGTGTTCACAGGTAGAGTTTTTTCAAGCAGTATATGCTTACTTACAAATATCAGGAAACAGTTATATCTTAGGTGTTGGTGGAGATAGACAACCTCCTACAGAATTATATAATTTAAGACCTGATAGAGTAAAAGTAAAAGCAGGTAAAAGAGCAACACCAATAGCATATGATTATATTATTGGTGGACAAACTGTTGAAAGCTATCAAGTAGATCAAGCAACAGGTAATTCTAAAATAAAACATATAAAACTATTTAATCCACTTGATGATTTTTATGGAATGTCACCAATTCAATCTGCAAGTATAGATATTGACCAACATAATTTAGCAAATAAACACAATGTAAATTTATTACAGAATGGTGCAAGACCAAGTGGTGCTGTTGTATTTAAACCAAAAGATGAAACAGGAGCACAAATACAATTATCTGACGTACAAAGAAGTCAATTAGTAAATGACATCAATCAAAGATTTGGAGGTGCAGGTAATGCTGGTAAACCAATGTTGCTAGAGGGTGACTTTGATTGGAAAGAAATGGGTCTATCACCTAAGGATATGGATTTTACATCTTTAAAACACATGAGTGCAAAAGATATTGCATTAGTTTATGGTGTACCAAGTCAATTAATAGGTATACCTGATTCACAAACTTATTCTAATTTTGCAGAAGCTAAACTTGCATTATATAATGAAACAATCATACCTTTATTAGATAGAGTACAATCAGATTTAAATGAATGGCTAACACCACAATTTGGAACAGATTTAGAACTTAGATATGACATTGATAGTATTCCAGCTATGGCAGAACAAAGACGAAGAGTATTTGAGTCTGTAACTGCTGGTGTACAGAATGGTATCTTAACACGAAATGAAGCAAGAGAACAACTAGGTTATGAACCAGTAAATGGTGCTGATAGTTTACTTGTACCAGCAAACTTAATGCCACTTAACATAGCAGGCGATGAAGAACAACCAGCTAGAGATGAACCTGACAATCAACCAAACCAAGAAGCAGAAGAGGAAGATGAATTAGTAACTACAGAAATGACGTTAGAAATAGATACATTAGAAGAAGAATTAGATGATGTTGTTAAAGCAGAAGCTGACATCAATACAACACCAACAGATGGAATGGTTGCAGAAGCTAAACGTGGTTTAGAATGGAGAAAAGAATTTGGTCGTGGTGGTACAATTATTGGTGCAACACGAGCAAATCAAATAATACGTAAAGAAAAGTTATCACCTAGAACAGTCAGACGTATGAATAGTTTTTTTGCTAGACATGAAGTAGATAAAAGAGCAGAGGGTTTTAGACCTGGCGAAAAAGGTTATCCATCAAATGGTAGAATAGCTTGGTCATTATGGGGTGGTGATGCAGGACAAACATGGTCAAGAAAAAAAGCAGAACAACTAGATAGAGAAAGAGGTAAGTTTTTAGAAGATAATTCTTTAATACATTTTGTAAATGATGAGT